TGCTGATTGTTCATTACCACTATTTTGAATACTATCTGTGTATCCTACATTAGAGAAGTGAACCACTTCAAAAGAATAATCTGCATTAGAACTTTCATCACCCTCAGTCCAACCACTTATGTGTGAACCTTTAACTACTCGTGAGTTTCCTTGACTCCAAGCATTGATTGATGTTTCTTGATTTGTTCCGTCATTTTCTATCCAAGTAATTAAATCATTATCAAATGCGATATCAAATCTAAATGTAGTAATGTAATTATCACCTGTATTGTTATCATCAAGTGTAACTTCTATTTCTAAAATGTCGTCTCTCCACGAATCAAAATTATTATTAAGATACGCAGGTTGAGATGTATCGTCTGCTAAAAAAGTTTGTAATTGTACGGTTTCTTGTGCTTTCCACCAATATTCTGGTGTCTTCCACTCCCCTATTTGTTTTACTCTTATGATTGGAGTTTGTGCAAAAATTGTTCCAAACATAACCGCTGTCATAACCATATTCTTCATAAAATGAAACATTGTTTTCTCCGTTGAATTTATGTCATTAATAAATATAAGATTTGTAAAGATTATACATCAAAACGAACTACAAAAGTAGTCGAGATGTCATTCGATAGTTTTACTGGCTTTCCTAATTTTGCTACTGCGGCTAAGTCTCCGTCTTCAGTATATAGTCCAACTTGTGTTACATATGGATGGAAATCTGAACCTGTTACGAATCCTAATGATGATGTTGCTGCAGTATAAGATGTTGCGTATGACCTATCGTGTGGTGGTAAGAATCTTGACATACTTACCGTACCTACTGGCAGAGTTAAAGTTCCTGCTCTATTTGGTGTAATACTAATATTTGTAGTTGTGTTGAACTCAAATGGTTTAGCTGTTACACGATACTCATATTCGTAATGAGTTTGTTGTGCTTGATACTTTAATGTGTATGAAACTACATCGCCAGTATAAGAACCTGTATCCGTCATTACAAGTAATCCTTGTGAGTAAAATATATTACCGACTTCACTACCACTACCACGAGTTGCGGTAGCTGATGAAACACCTTCTGTTCTATCAAATGAACTTGACTTGAATGCTGCAAAACTTGCAGAGTATGTGTTATCATATAGATTTCCGTCTCCGTCATCTACAATTGTGTAAGTCTTTGCGCCTATTGTTTTAGTAAGTTCAATACTCTTAGGTCTTATCTGTTCACCATATAAATCTCTTGCTACACTAATAACACTCGCACTAATATTTAGTTCTCTGTTTTCTACAAATGGATTATTGTTTCCAAATGTTTGAAATGGTTTATCTGCATTTTTATAGAAATGTCTATTGATAAGATTCCAAGTAGGTAAACCAAAATAGTTTGTAGTTGTTGAGTCTGCTGTGATTGAAGTTATTGCGTCTGATGAACTTATGTAATTGAATTGAGAACCACTACGAGCCGCTATAAGAAATACACCACTACCACTATCATTGTTGGTAAATGTAAAGTTCTTAAACGACTTAAATGGTTTAATTGAAATGTCTTGTGGGTCAAGATTCTTGAACATTAGTTTGTCCTAAAAATCAAGTTTCACTTTAATAATAGCTTCCCTTGAATATGAATTTAACAATGGTTTTGATAACTTAGCAACCGCTAATAATTCGTTAGTATCATTGTAAAGACCTACTTGTGTAATAAATGTTTGTGGGTCTTTAAAGAAAGTTGCTTGTGTTAATGAACCATCTGAACTTGTTGCAAATGTTGGGTTAGAACTAAAGTTAAATCTCTTGTTGTTTACACGACAAAAGAAACTTGTTGAACTAATTTCTTCTTCTCTACGAGCTGTAAAGTTTGCACCCTCTTTGATTGAGTTAAATAATTTTCTTGGATTATCATCAAAAGCATCTGCACTACGAGCTGTTGTAATGTCTGCTGGCCCACCACCTGCGTCAAGTCTTTTTGCATTTAATAATATAATTCCTAAGTCAGGATAAAATAATCCAAAAGAACCTGTGTTTGTTGTTAGTGTCGCATGAGCTGCAGATATTGTTGGTGTTCTGTCTGCTATTGAACCCGAAATAACATTAAATACACGACCACCTTGTCCTGTATTACCTGTTGGGTTTGCTACACTATCATCAATCAATCTAACTTTATTTGCTCCTCCGTCTAAATGTAATTCCCAATTTCCAGGATTTACTTTTTCTCTCATACGAGCTCTGTTAAATGAAATGAAGTAAAAGTCTTCATTAGCTTCTTTGTATGTTGACTGACCAAAATCAAACTCATCTGTGTTAGGTGCTAATAGTAAGTTTCTAAACTGACCATACAATGCTTTTGATTGTCTACGACCTAATGTAGATTTAGTTGAATTTCCTGATGAACCTGCTCCATTGACATTTGCATACCCTAAAGAGAATTGAACTTCTCTTGTTGCGTCGGTATGTGTTTTATCATAAATGTCCAAGAAAGAACCTGATTGTTCTCCAATGGTTGCTGATGCTGTAAAAAATGTAGCTAAGTCTGTTCCACCACCTGTCCATAAACCACTTGTAACTTTGGTTCTTTGGTTTTCTATGATGTCTTCTGCTCTATTGAATCTTTGAAATGACATTACTTATACTCCTTATAATTTACTTGGGTCAGCTTTGACCGTAATTGGTATGTTAAATGTAGCGCCCGTATCAACACCCACGACCGTAACATTTGTTAATGTTTGAGCAGTGATAGACCTTGCTATAATATTTACTGACTTTGAAGTAATTGTGATAGAGCGTTTTCTTTCACTTTCATTTAAGAATACTGGTGTGGTAATTCTTTCTCTACCTAATGCGAAATCCTCATCAAGTCTTCCGTCAGGTAAGAATCCTCTAGCTACTCTATTGTCAGCCGGACGACCAATCTCACCATCTCTACCACTTCTTGCAACTATTGGTGTAATGTTTGCAATAGAAGCGTCTTGTAAAATAAATGTGTATGCACTATCAACACCATTTCTTGTATTTGGTGTTATTGTTTGAGTTATACCAGGCCCATTGAAAGTCAATGATGCGTTTGGTAATTCCAATATAGGAAGTTTTGCAGTTTCCTTTGGAAGTGTAGTTAGTTTATATCTTAATAATTGATTCTCGTCTACGAACGCTTCTAATAAAGGCATATTTTCAATTACTGCCCCATAAAAGTTTGACCCATTAGGGTGTGTTGTATCATAAAGATTGTAATCAATCTCATCATCTGCTAATGCAAATTTTGTAATTCTAAATTCGTTCTGTCCTCTTGCCAAAAGTTCACGACCTTTTTTTGTCAAGATGGCGTCTACTGTTATACTTGTATTGTCTAAAAATCCCATTTATTTTGCTCCTGTGGAAATTATATAACTATTCTTAATCAATAATAAATATAAGAAAGTCAAATTTTCCATTGTTTATTTTACTCTCAATTTAGCATCATCACCTTCTTGTGTTACTAAGGTAGTTGGTGCTGTGAATATTACTTCTATTGGGTCTTTTCCATCTACTGAGTTATCTCTTGTATTCTTTGTTCCTTGATAGAATGACCTAAATAAATTATTTGAATCTGCTACACTCTCAAATTCACTTTTCTTAAATGATGAACTATTTGCATAGAACTTAGGACTTGGTGAACGAGCTGCTAATGAAGCATTAAGTGCACTTGAGAAAAAGAATTCTTCCTCTTCATTTTTCTCTGATGGTCTTGAACCTGATATTACGGGAACTCTTGGTTCTATAAATGCTTCTGTTGCCACATCCATTTCTGCATTTACATATGTTGAACCAAAACCAAAATGTGCGTCATTAGTTCCAAATACTCTTGTTAAAGAAGGTTGTGCTAAAAACCCAATTGAAGAACCTGTAAAGTATGCTAAGTTAGAACTTCCCTCATAGGTATCATAACTACTATCTTTTGTAAAGAAGTTAGTATCATCACTACCACTTATTACCCTCGTTACCAATACACCATTATCAAAATCACCAGCGTTTTCATAAAAACGATTTGTAAAACTTGGTTTCTTACCAATCACTTCTTTTCTTCTCTCTAAAATATTTGGTTCTACCAATACACCCAATGTAGTATTTGCACGAGCTGGCAATAATTGTCTTGTTTGTGTAAATACACTTGAATCATAAAATCCTAATATTCTTAGGTAATCAAAAAAGTTATTTGTATTATTGTATCGTTTGAAATATTCTGTTTGAACTTCTTTTAATCTACGATAACTATATTCAAATTCATCTCTTGGGTCACCAATAAAATCATCAAAGTTTAAATCTGCAATACTATAAACGATATCTTCATTAACTACATCAGTTGGTGAAAAGTAAACACCTAAACGATTACTATCGATTGGTGCAAAGTCTTGTGATGATTGTTCATTACGAAGTTCTGGTGATAATGCTGTTCCAACTTTTAGTCCGTTATCTTCTATTCTAATTTTTGTTGCGTTTCTACGAGAAGGGCCTACATTTGGAACTCTTAATTGCTCTTGGTCTACTAATGTTCTGTAAAAGTTTCCTGTAAATCCATTTACTGCAACTGAATTCTTTTCGTATGTAGTGTCGTGTGCTGAACTTGATACCATTGTAAATGTTGATAAGTTTAAGTTATCATTTAATTCATAACGAACTAATAGTTCATCATAAGAAGATGAATAATTATTTCCATTGTATGCCTTTGGTGTTCTTGTATGATTATCAAATACACTCGCACTTAGTGGTTCACTCCAAACTCTATATTCCATTAACGAACCTGTAAACCTTGCACCAAAGCCAGTATTTAGTCCACCGAGATAAACGTGTCCACTTCCTGTAAATGAAGCATTCAGTTTACTACCCGTTATATTATTTATATCACTCGCTAAACTTGCTGTGTGTGATTGTAGACTTTGACTACTTTGATATAAAATCTTTTGTCTTCCTGAGTCGTATTGTTTTGTTGTTATCTCATAAACACTTTGACTTAATATTTTATCGTGTGTAAGTTCATTACCACTTGTATCTTTTCGTGTCAACATAACTGACCACATCTCATCATTATAAAATGGTAGTAGTGATGAAGATATTGTAGGTGAGTATAATGAACTACTTAATTTAAATGTTAGATATCCTAAATTATCTGTTGCCCCATTATCTTTTAATGCAATAGCAAAGTCATTATCCTTTTGGAAAATTACTTGGTCTTGTGATTTAGGTGTTCTAAATCTAAGTTCTATTGTGTCTGGTGTTAGTCCGTCAGCTGCAGTTTTCCAAACTGACTTTATATATTGTCCTGATTTAAAATCTAATGCTCTTGTAAATTTTCTTTTTATTTCATAACTAACTCGTTTACCATTTTCTGGCCCACCATATTCTCTTACTCTTAATATAGAACTTGGTATACCATAACAACTTAACAATCCCTTTATTGCTCTTTCTGTTCCTTTTGTTTTAATAAAGAAAGGTAAGTTAGCGAGAATTCGTTTCCATATTTCTTCTGTTAGTTGTTCTTGTGGTGATTCATACTTAGTTGTTCCGTCTGCATTTTTACCTAATAAATATTCAGGTAAATTTAGTAAATCATTACCACTATATAAATCTAAACCAAGTGCTTTTGCATAATGTTTTGCTACATCTTTTGATATACCTTCAGATAACTTTTCTACTCGTTTGTTCACATCAGTAATGGATTTTGTATAAGTCCATATCTCATCAAATTGTTGTCCAACCATATCCATAAATTCTAAGAATACATTGTTAGAACTATCTTGATTGACGTGTTCTGGTAAAGAGTTTCTTAGTGAGTTCATATTTCTTTGGTCATAAGCAGAAGCGCTTGCTATCATATTGTTATACCAAGATGAAGCGTTAGCTACTGATGACAATGTATATGGTTTTGATGATGTTGTCTTAGGCCAAGATGTATCGTGAAATTGTCCTAACGAAGAACTTGCATAAGATGAACTTTCAAAATATAAATAATGTTCATATGGGTCAAAAGAATTAATTACTCTTTGTCGTTTTCTTTCAATACTCAATACTCTGTCATTAGAACTACTGACTGATAATAAAGAAGCACTATTTGCATTATGATTCTCTATCAATTCTAACTTTTTCTTAAAGTTAGTTAGTCTTCTTTCTGCTGATGAGAAGTGAACAAAATTTCCAAAACCTAAATCGTCTGGTTCAAGATTTAAGTCTGTTGTTGTTTTTTGATAATCTATATTTGGTTGAACATTTAGTAAACTACCTGATATAAGTTTTTCTTCTAATTCAAAATTAATACTATTATTACTACCTAATAAATCGTCGTGTGATTGGAAATTAGTTCCCTCAAAATTAATTGGATTATCAACTGAATTTAGATTAGGTATTCTTAAAAATATTCCGTCATCAGGTCTATCTTCAAATGGAACAAGTTTTACAACATCAGTATAATCTGGCAATCTTTTTTCTACAAAGTATACTTTATCTAATGTGTTAACATTATTTTGTAATGGTTGTTTAAATCTAAATCTTCTTGACTCTCCGTCCGCACCTAATCCGTCATTGACCAATAGGTAGTAGTTATTATCCTTTACCATATAGGTCTTGTATCTTTTTACATTACTCTTATCGTAATTTACTTTCCAAAATTTAAACTTCTCTGCACTTTGGTCTTGACCTTTATGTTTGACTTGGTTTACTCCATCATTGTAAGATAAATTAACTCTAATTTTATTTGAGTCAATTACTTCTGTAATGGTTGCTACATAATCTCTTGGTTCAATTGTTCTTCTTACAACTGACCTCTTTACAATTTTTTCCTTTTTAATTAGTTTAGTTTTTTTAACTAAATCTCTTTTAATTTTTTTGTAGAATGGTTCTTTTGTTTTACCACCATAGAGTCCTGCATTACCTGTTCCGTCATCTAATCTACCACCAACTGGCAATTCTTGAAATCTAAATCCATCTCCTCTACCCTCAGCTTCATCTAATCCTGCTCCACGACTACCAACACCTGACGGCGCTTGCCAATCTATATAAGCATTACGATTTGCTCCAGTCTTTTTTCTTCCTGGAGTATAATTGACATTAGTAGATTCTAATCTCGCTTGTAGTTTTTTTGCTCTATCTGATATTGCCATTAGCTTCTATCTCCTGCTCCAATACCATAATCAACTTCCACTTCCTTTTCCTTTTCCTCCTCCACATCTTCTGGTTCAGGTAAAGGTGTTGTATCTAAATCTTGTTCTATTGGTTCAAAGAAATCTACCTCTACGATTTCCTCTACGATAACATCTTCATTTGTAGTTTCTTCATTTTCTAACTGATATAATTTTGGTATGACGATTTGACCACCTACCATATTTTGTGTGAATCCTCTATCCAAATCATTGATGTCAAACTCCAATACATATGGGTCTTTTTGGTCAAACTTAATTCTACCTGCATTATTTAATCTTAATGGTTTGTATTGAATCATCTCAGTCATAGTTTGAAAGTCTTCAAGATATTCTTGATTTCTTATTGAGCTATCAAGTTCTACAATAGCTTCTTTTCTATCTGGTGATATATCATCTATAATATATTTTAATTCTTTTCTAAATAATTCTACTGCCTCTGGTCTATCTTGCTCATCAATATTTGGATTAGGTGTTCCCATAAAAAATCTTTCTACACCATTCATAACTTTTGTTTGAACTTTACCCTCGTAAATATTTCCTTGTCCGTCAACAAAAACAAAATCCTCTACACCTGCTAATCGTCTTAGAAACTTGTATACAACTTTATATGTTCCCTCAGTATATCCGTTATCTCTTAAATGTTTAGGAACATCTAAGTCAATAAAGTTTTCACTTTCATCATAGTCTATATTACTAATGTCAATACTTATCTCATCAAGTAATTGGTCATTCATTGAGTAGATACACAAACTTACAAAGTCATCTGTATCATCACGACCAAAACTACTATAAACCTTTTCTGGTAAGAAGTAAGTTTCCCTTTCTTTTTTTGTGAATCCAAATTCTCTTGCCATTATATCAATCCTTTACCTTCCATTTCTTCCATATCATCTTGATAGTTTTTGTCAGTAGATTGTTCAGCTGAATTTCCTGCGACACCTTTCCATATTCTATCTAACTCGGGTGATGTAGCAATATATTCTTGATAAACTTTTGTATAGTTAAGACTCATTATTAACATCCTTAATCTTAGTAAACCTTGAAAGGAACCAATTGTTACATTGAAGGAATTTGTTCTCGTCGGTCTTAATCTTTTCTGTAATATGATGACTAACTTTGCATTTAACTTGTTGGTTGAAATTGTCATTGGATTGTTTTCATTATTGTAACGATTAACAAATTCTATAATTTCTCGTCTAAATGGTATTTCTATTTTACCAACTTTAATATCTTCTTTTTTAATTTCAACTTTTATTTCTTCTTTCTCATCTTCTAAATCTAATTCTTCATTAGTCTTATCACCTACTTTAAAAAATGTGAAGTCCTCACTTAATCTTTCACTAAATTTAGAATTGAAAAAAGGTTGTTTGTTTTCTAAACGAACTCTTTGAGTAGTGTCGGTATCTGCTAATGTTTGTTCTGGCAATTCTACTGATGTTAGAAATCCATTTTCATCTCTTAGTGGTTTATTAGCATCAATAGAACCTGATTGAGATTGACGATTTCTTAAATCACGAATTAATTTTTGTTGTTCTATTTTATCGGCGTCTAATATTTTTTGATAGTAATCTGATTTATTTCTTGCCGAACTTGGTAAATATGGCATTGTTTATCTCACTACTCTAAATTCATTATCATTGTCAAAGAAGTGTATTTGTTCGTCAGTAGTTCCACTACCACTTACTACCTTAACAATAAATCTGTAATTTCTCTCTGCTTGTAATCCGTTCATCCACACATTAAAATAATTACCTGTGGAATCACAACTAATTTTTGAACCACTACCAAATGGGATAATTACTTCTTCAGTATCCGCATCTTTTACTTGGTAGAATATAGAACCACTTGGTAAAGTCTTAACACTTAATTCTGCTGGTGTAGTTGCAAAAGCGGTTGTTGGATATAATTCTCTACCCACTAATCTAAACTTAACTTTTGAACCCTCTACATATTCTGTTCTTAAATTTTTAAAATATACTTTTAATCTTTCTAAGTCTGTTGAACTTAATGGTGATAAACTTCCTGTTGACCAACTTGAATCGTCCCACACTACTTCTAATTTAGGTGGATAGATTGTATGTGTTTCTCTTGAGAAGTATTTTAAATTTCCTAATCTTGCAGAACTTGCTTCGTCTTTTGTAGTATCACTTCCTGAATTAAATGCAAATGTATTATCTGTTGGAAGTATTGATTCTCTTTTTAGGATAAAGCCTCGGTTCGGGTAAACTGATGATGAATAAATATGATTCTTAACTAAGTCTGTTACATCTGCTCTAATATCTTTTCTGTCAAATGTTAAATCATAAGATGAACTAACTTTGTATTGACCCGATTGAGTTCTCCACCAAGCACCTCCGTCAGTCAATACTGAACCTGTTACCCAAGGTGTTAATGCCTCGTGGTCTCTGTATTGATAACTTACTCCGTCTTGTGTTACTGGGTCGTGGTCAAGTTTTCCTGTTCCTTGTTTCCAAGCACTACCACTTACCATATGAACAAATATACTTTGTTCTGCTTCAACCTCTTCTGAAGTTGCGTCATACAAATTTAAATAAAATTTTGCGGTAGAAGGTATATCTCCGTCTTGTATTGATTGTGATATCTTAGAATAGTCAAAGTCAATTAATACTCTTGATATGTTTTGAACGGTACCATTTTGTGCAACCACTTTATTAATTTCTAATACCTCATCAAATCCTGTATTGATTGATGATGTTACTGTGCTTGAATAAATTGTTGCGTCTCTTTTTCCAAATTCAAAATAATGCATTATCTATCTCCTACTACTCTTCCCTCAATATCTATATTAGGGAATTTTAATTCAAATATACTTGGGTCTAATGAAGGATATACTACTCCATCTCTTGTAGCTGAATCTAAATCATATATATTTCCACTATATCCACCTGATACTTTATGTTTGTTTTCTATTACGACAATGTTCTTATTAGGATTATTGTCTTGTGGTGGAACAACTGAAATCACTCCGTCAACTAATGATATAACATAAGCAATATCACTCAATACGATTGGTTGATTTATTTGCCACTTTTTAATATCAAAATGTTTTTTAACTGCCTGTATCGCTCTAAACAATACTTCGTTTTTGTTAAATCCTCTACGAACAACAATACTAAATCTTACACCAATATTAATAATGTATGCGTCTTTAAGATTAATCGCATCTGTTAACACTCTATATTGTGAAAGATATATTCTAATGTTTTCTTTTACTGCTCGATTCAATTGAACTAATTTTCTTCCAGCGTCATATCCTAACATATACATATTTAATGCTAATGGGTTAGGAATAACATCAACCGCATTTATTCTCTGAACCTTTCCGTCAATTATTTCTAATTGTCCTTCTTGTTCTAATTGTTCATCTTGAACAATATATGCCTTTGCAACATTACCATACTTTTGTGGTAAAGAGTAAACTCTTGTTATGTAGTCTTCTTTTGTTACCGCACGATTTTGTGCATTGAAGTAAGCACTGGCATTTAGTTTTATATCTTCTAATGATTCTTGACTTGAACCACCTGTTGCTCTTTCTAAATTAGTAACTTGAATACTATCTTCTACGGTTTGTTGTGTTGCCGCAACTAAACCTGTTGTTGAATTACTAAAAGTTAAATTCTTAAACGCATTTATAGAGTCTACTGGAACATTATGTTCTACTCTACCACCATAATTATATTCTACGGTGAGTGTTGTATTTGCAGGTGCTAATCCAAATGTTTCTGTTTTCATAAAATTACTTGGGTCAAACGCTTCATCTAATCGTGATATACCCATACCTAATGATGAACCAACATTATCTGGATTTGGAATTAATTCCTCATCTGCATTTTCACTAACACCTGAACCAAATCTTAATTCCATTTTATTATCTTCATCAACTCTCGTTGTGAATCGCCTTGCTGTCTTAATAAGTTTTAGTAAGTATGGTGAATCGTTTCTGTGTTGTGAAAGACTTGGGTCATTAGTGCTTGTATTCTCTTCTGTTTCATATACGGTATCTTGTGCTAAGAAAGGAACCTCATAAAATTTATTTCCTGCTGAGTCCGTTACTGAAATAATTTCTGTAACCTTTTCGTTTGATAATTTTATTGAATCAAACTTTTTAGCAGTTCCAAATGTAAATGTTTCTGTTTCTCTTGTTCCTGATTTTGCTAATACTTTTTTAGTCAATCTAAAATTAGTAGGAATATTACCTGTTGTAGGTATAAGTGGTGCTATATCCATTGTATCTAATGAACTTGATACTTTAAAGTTTACATCATCTAATATTGTAAATTGTGTTCCATTACTTGCAACCACTTGTGAGTTTGCTTCTACCTTTCCTGCATAATCTAAGTCCGCTTGATAATTGTTTGCGTCTATTGTTTTTGCAGGAACATCTATACTGATAGTTAGTTCTACCGTAGCAGGTGTTGCTAACTTTGGTTTGTATCCAAAAGATTGTGCAATTTCATAAATACTTTTTCTTTCTTCTGCGTGTTGTAGTAGTGTTTCTCTAAATTGATTGTCAACATAGTAATTTAATACATCACCAACATAAGATGCCATTTCAACAAACATCATACCTGGTGATGCTTCATTGAAATCATTATATGATTTAGGGAAGTAAGTTTTTGCAAACTCAATAAGATTTTGTCTTATATCACGAAAATCTCTACCGAGATAATCTACCTCTTTCTTAATTATTTTTTTTCCTACTCCGTAGTCTACTTCTTTTGGATTTGCTATCGGCATTAATTGTCTCCAATGTTAAAATTAAATGTTATAGTGTCAAATGTATCTGGCTCTATTGATACTGAAAATTCTAATGATACATTAACTTCATTAGTATTTGGAACTGCTGAAACTAATAATTCATTTATAAGAATATAAGGTAATTGTCTGTTAATCGCCTCTCTTATAGTTTCTTCTATATCTTCATTTGTTGCAGATTCACTTGCTTCAAATAGTAAGAACTTTAATCGTGAACCAAACTCTGGCTGAAATACTCTTTCACCAGGAGTGGTGAGTAAAAGATTTCTAATATTAGACTTTGCTTGTTCTAATACTGTTTTGGTTTGATTAAAGAATCCCTCTTGACTTCTACCTAATGGAAATCTAATCCCTACATATAAGTCATCATTTCTATCTATTTCTCTTACACTTGCCATCTATCGTTAAGGTCTAAATCCGCCCTCACCCTTTTTCTTTTTATCTATTGCTTTTATAAGTCCAGAATAATCACGAGTTAATGCATTTACAACTCCTTCAGGAACTGAATCTACACTTGCTCCTGCTTTTTTGATTGTATCAACTGCTGCCATTTCTCGTGCCATTTCTTTATTTTGACCTCTACCCAAATCACCATATCCTAAAACTTCTGCCATATTATCACTTCCTAATACACCACCGCCTAATGATGGATACTCGTCAGTTTGACTTGAACCTAATGGATTTGTATTATTTAATACTTCATTTAACGCTTTGTTTTTTGAGTATTGTTTTTTAGGTTTTTTCTTAATTACCTTTTTGGGTTTAGGTTTAGAAATCGTTTCTGATAAACTAATTTCTTTTTCTTCATTAATAAATATCTCAGTCATCTGTTTTTTAACTTCCTTACGGACAACTAATTCTATTATTTTTATTAACTCATTTTTCTTCATTACCACTCCTATTGTGTTTCTACTTTCTTACTTAAGATTGTGTTTAATCTTCCTTTAATGGAACTTACATCTCCTGCTAATTTTGTTCCTTTAGCTGTCAAAGTTTTTACTGTTAGTCCCGTTCCAAATGATATTAACGATTGTGATAAATCGTCTAATAAACTTTTTAATGTATTACCTAATGCTACTGGCTCTCTTGAACCACCTCCGTGTAGTTTAACTTTTCCGTCATCTGCAATTACTTCATTATTATTTTTTGCTCTTGTAATAATATTCTTTTCTGCTCTTGCTTCTATACTTTCTTCTTCGGCAAGTGCTTTAATATTTTTCTTAGCTTTAATTCGTATATCCTTTTCCAATGTAGTAATATCTATATTTTCAGTAATAGCTTTTATATCAACATTTTTCTCACCTTGTAAATAAACTCCGTCTAATAAAGAACCAACTAAAAAATTGTTATTGGAAAATAATGTTGCATTACTTTTTGCATTTATAACTACTCGGTGTGAATCAAAAATAATGTGGGGTTTCGTTGTAGTTATATCATCTTTTAGTTCATTAGAAAATTTATCTAACATTGTCAAGCTTGGTTCTTGATACCAATCTTCAAAACTTATTTCTTCATTTGAAGTAAGTTCTATTGAAGAACTTATTGCACCTAAATAAATATTAGGTGAGTCCTTAAAGTCTTCTCTAACTTCTCTTAAATCTCCTGAGTCATCTAAATCATTATATTGATTACTACCTAATTGTATATAGTTTCCAAATCTACCTTGTATGAAAGTATCGCCCTCGTTGGGTTGTATTTTATAGTATTGGTTATCTCTAAAGTAATCACCTCTTATGTCTTGTGATTTTTGGAACCCATCCATATCACTAAGATTAAAATCAGAAGTATTTAGTTTAGCTAATGGGTCTACAATACTTCCACCTGCTTTTGCTCTAACAAGTGATTGTGGTAAATAATATCTTTCACCAAAAAAATCAAAACCAAGAACTATATCTCCTGGTAAAGGCATTTGTATAATGTTTGCACCTATTGGTCTAAACTCGCTCAGTCTACCAATAGATAAATCTTGTTCAGAGTAAACATATCTACCAATAATTCTACCATAGTCAATTGATTCATTTTCATCTTTTAAAATCTCAACGACTTCTAATGGTTCTATTTGGTGAAACACTTCTTTTTGAAGAAGTTGTTTTACTTTAACTCTTAAGTTATCTTCTGTGACTAATCTATTTGATAATGGATTAGGTTCATTAGTTCCCTTTTTTAGAGAATCGAAAAATGCCATTTAGTTTTCCTTACTGATAGAACTTTCTATTTCGTCTTTTTTGATTTGTAACTCTTGAACATCTGTTTCTATTGCACTCATCAGTTGTTCTTTTTCTGCTTCTGATAAACCGAACTCACCTTCATCTGCTGATATTCGTTTTTCAGCTGCTGTAATTCTTTGAACGATTGTTGCTAACTTGACAAGTTGTTCGTCGTTCTTTACATTGATTTCTAAATACTCTTTTAGCATAGGAACTATTTGAACGGCTGTATCTCCGTCCTTAATAAATCCAACTACCTCTTTCATCAATACTTCTAATTGTTGTTTATTAGTTTTGGAATTATCATAAATGTCTTTGAAGACATCTGATAAGGTTTTACCCTCGAATATTTCGTAATCTTTTGCCATAATTTTGCCTGTTTTTTACCTAATAATAAATAGTTGAATGTCAAAAAAGAGTGGTATATATTTATATACTCATTTATTTTTTCAAATATAGATTATAGTTATTATACGAGTCGGGTCAAACCGACTTTTATAGTAATAAAAGGGGGAAACAACTATGAAAAATACTATGGCTATGATACTTGAAGCAGTAGGTGGAATTAAAGAAGTCTTACTTCAAGCTATCGGTCTTGGGGTTCTCGTTCAATTAATTTTTGTTGGCGGGTTCTTCGGTATGGACATTATTGGGAATCTAATTAGTTTAGTGAATTTGTTTGCAAATAGCGGATTCGCTGGATTCATATCACTATTAGTGATATTAGGATTGCTCAATAAATAAAGGTGGAATTAACGGGCGGTAGAAATATCGCCCGTTGTTATTTTAAGACTATATTAAAAGTTTGGTTATTGGAAGTTAATCGTAAAGTATCACCAACCATTTGTTTTGTTGGTGCTATCATATTACTTACATCACCAAATATATTTGAGTAACTAACTTCATTTGAAGTTGGAACTTCGTAACCATTAAAGTATGTAATGTATGTTGTATCATAAGCAACATATACCAAGTCATCAGTTAATCCTCGTCTAACTACATAACCTAATGTGTCTCCAATAAACCAATACAAATTACTTTCCCACTCAACTCTGTGTGCTTCAATCGGGCCATACTCATCACCAACATAAGCATCAACTCTATGTATGGTTTGAACTCTTGTTCTGTCAAGTGTTAAATGGTAATGACCATTTTCGTCCATTGGTAATCTCATATCATAAGTTATATTTGGTGTTCGTTCAACCCATTGAGTTGAGTTTTCACAACCAACTAAAAACAATAATAATATTATAAGTTGTCCCAAGAGCCAGTCCATTTCGTTTCTATTGAGCCAGTGGTCAAATAGTTTCTTTGTAAATTAACGTG